CGACGATGCAGGCGACCAGCGCACCGACTGCTGGCGAAGCAGAGGCTGCGATCGAGCGGCTCATCACGCCTGAAGAAGAGAATGACTACGGCTCGGAGTTCCTGAAGGTTGTCGGCAAGAAAGCTCGCGAAGAGCTGCTGCCGATGATTAAGCAGTACGAAGCCAAGATCGCCCAGCTCGAAGGCCAGCTTCAGGGTGTGGGCGGCAAGATCGCGCACGACGCACGTCAGCAAATGTTGAGCTCGCTCGACGAGAAAATCCCCAACTGGCGCGAGATCAACCGTGATGAAACCTTCCTGCAATGGTTGCAGTTGCCAGATACTTATTCTGGTGCTATTAGACATGAACTATTGAAGGCTGCATACGAGCGGAACGACGCCCCTCGGGTCGCAGCTTTCTTCACAGGCTTCCTCGCTGAAGAGGCTGCTGTGGCTCCCGCGATGGGAGAGACTGGCCGGAACGCTCCCGCCAAACCGTCTCTCGATCAGTTCGCGGCACCAGGCAGAGCCAAGTCTGCGGCAGCAACGACTGCTCCCGCTGAGAAGCCCTCCTTCACGCGCGCTCAGATCGCGAAGTTCTACGCTGACGCTGCTTCGGGCAAGTACCGGGGGCGGGATGCGGAGAGGGATCGGCTGGAGAAGCAGATCTTCGACGCTCAGCGAGAAGGGCGCATCAGGTAAATCCTTCTCTGAGGAGCCACTACGATGGCATTTCCTAACGCAGGTGCGGGCACGACCCCTCCGATTTGGCCGACTGGTTCGACCTCCAACAACCTCGCTTCGACTGGTTTTATCCCCCAGATTTGGTCGGGTAAGCTCGTCGAGAAGTTCTACGCCAACACCGTTCTGGCAGCGATCTCGAACACCGACTACGAAGGTGAGATCCGCAACCAGGGCGACACGGTCAAGATCCGTACGAAGCCGACGGTTTCGATCAAGGACTACCGCGCTGACGGTGACCTCGAGATCGAACGCCCGACGGGCAACGTCCTCGATCTGAACATCGACAAGGGCAAGTACTTTGCTCTCGCTCTCGACGACGTGATGGAGATCCAGTCGGACCTCAACATCATGTCGATGTGGGCTGACGATGCTTCGCAGCAGTTCAAAATCACGGTCGACACCGACGTGCTCCTTGGCATCAAGGGCGCTTGCTCGGCTCAGAACCGTGGCGCGACGGCTGGTAAGATCTCGGGCAACATCAACCTCGGCGTCACGGGCACCCCGCTCGCCGTCGTTGCTAACAGCCCCGGCGTTGGTCAGGTCGACATCCTCGACGCGATCCTGCGCATGGGTCAGGTACTCGATGAGCAGAACATCCCGGAAGATGGCCGCTGGCTCGTTCTCCCGGTCTGGGCTGCATACCTCATCAAGCGTTCGGAACTCCGCCAGGCTTACCTGACGGGTGACGCGGTGACCCCGCTCCGTAACGGTCGCGTTGGCCAGGTGGACCGCTTCACGCTGTACACCTCCAATCTGCTGCCGAACGGCGTGGCCGGTGGTCTGGCTGCTGGCGAGTACATGATGTACGCCGGTCACAGCCATGGCCTGACGTTCGCCTCGCAGTTCACGAAGGTCGAGACGATCCGCTCCGAGCGTTCGTTCTCGAACATCCTCCGTGGCCTCCAGGTCTACGGCTACAAGATGGTCGACGGCATCGCCGTCTCCCAGGCCGTCATCACCAAGGCGTAAGTCTTGACGCTCCCCCGGCTTTGAAAACCGGGGGAGCACTTTGTCTTTCAAGGGGTGATTGATGGCTCTCGACACGGTCCAGGATTATGTAGATCGGGTCCGGGTTCTGCTGCAGGACCAGGTCGAGCCCTATCGCTACGCGACTGTTGACCTCGTCGAAGCACTGTCCGAGGGCATCCTCGAGACACGCCGCCTTCGTCCCGACCTCCTGCAGAATTACTTCCGTAGTAACCTGCCGGACTTCTCCACGGCGAACATGAACCAAGCCGTCCCGATCGATCCGCAGTATCGGATGGCGTTCGTCTATTACATCTGCGGCATGACCCAGCTTCGCGATGACGAGAACGTCCAGGACAGCCGTGCTGCGCTGTTCATGAACAAGTTCATCTCGCAGATGCTGACGATCACTGCGTGAGGCGCTGATGGCCAGCCTGGACATGAACCGCCTCATGGACAACGCCAGGATCAAGCTGCCTGGCGCGCTCGACGGCACGTTGCAGTTGGAGCTGGTGAACGTCCTCAATGATTTCTTTGCGGGCTCGAACATCTGGAAAGAGGATCTCCCCTTCCAGGTGACGCCGAC